CAGTGCGGTAAAGGGGGGTAAGGGAAGTAACAGGGTGATAGCCAAGATGCTGCGTCGGTCTTCGACTACCCTTTGGCTCCTTCATCTTGGCTGTCTCGGAAGGCAGAAGGCAGGCTTGCGCAACTGGTTGCGCAAAAAGGTTTTACGCGATACAAAGGGGGCAAAGGTGCGACAGTTTTTACGGCTAGCGCGGTTTTTAAAGGGAAAATAAGTTTTTTTCAGTATTAATAGGTTCAAATAGGTAGCAAATACCCTTTACAGATGCAGAAAAAGCAGAGAAAATTGCGGCGTTATGTTAAAAAACAGCACAAAAGAATACAGCGTGACCCGCGAAGTTGATCTCTACGAAGAGAACAGCTTCGGGATCACAAGAGAAGAAAACGCGGTGAAAACAAAATTCACCGTTTGCATTAAAGCGGACGGCACAGGCTGGTTTGAAATTGACGGCGGCAACGATTGGTACGCCGAGGGCGGGTTGTGGTTCGATGGAAAAACGCTCACGGACTATGACGGAGTGTTTAATATATCCGATGTAATAGTCGAATTACTGGAAGAGAAAGGGTTCAATTGCGATGAAATCAAATAGCGTAATTGGACATTATAGCAAAGCGCGCGGACTGGCTCGCATCTACTTGCGCATTTTAAATGTGCATTTAGATGACGAGTTCTTTCCGCATCAACTGGAGTTGGTCTACGAAAAAAACGTAACCTACGGAACCTACCTCAAAAACTTAAAAAAGATTATAAAAGAAAATGAAACTGCTTAACACAGGAAACACGAAAACCCGAAAAGGTGAAAAACTAGGTTGGATCACTTACGGCATGCACTTGGCACCCGCTCATGAAAGCGGATTCAATGCTTGTCCGTGGGCTTCGAAAGGTTGCACGGCGGCATGCTTAAACACGGCGGGTCGTGGCATAATGTCAAATGTGCAAAAGGCGCGCATCAATAAGACGCAATTCTTTTTCAGGGATAAAGCGGGCTTCATGTCTCAATTGCTCGACGAAATCGAAAAGGCGACGCGCCGCGCGGATCGTTTGGGCATGCGGGCATGCTTTAGACTGAACTTAACAAGTGATATTCCGTGGGAAGCGAAAGCAAATGCAATTGACGGCAAAACTGTTTTTGAGCATTTTCCCGAGTTTCAGTTCTACGACTACACGAAGGGAGTGCAACGCGCCATGAAAAACAAGCTGCCGAACTACGACTTGACTTTTTCGAGATCGGAAAGCAACGGCGCGCAATGCAAACTTGCAATTAAAGCGGGTCTAAATATTGCGGTAGTTTTTCGCAACGGACTTCCCGAGACCTGGCAAGGTTTGCCCGTAGTTGACGGAGACGAAACCGACTTGCGCTTTTTAGATCGCAGGAACTCGGTTGTAGGACTGGTCGAAAAGGGACTGGCAAAGGTGGACGAGACGGGGTTCGTGGTTGGCTAGAATCAAGGGGGTGGACATTTTTGTTCACCCTCTTTGCCAAAAAAAATTTTTATTTACTTGAAAAAGGGGGGCTAACTCCAGAGAATACAAACTTATGCAATACAAGAATAACACAGAAAAAGTAACTGACGCGATGAATTATGGTTCGCCGCTTAATCAAATAGTAGTGCTCTCAGCTATTGAAAAATACTGCGAGCAAGTCGCCAAGAAAGAGAAAGCACCTAGCAACTGGAGCAATGGCTTCGTAAGTTGGGAAGCATGGAAGGCATCATGCGCTGATGTTTTAGAAAGGATACGAAATGAAGACAGTTAAATTATCATTGCACCGCAGTGCAGACGAGTCGTTCGTTCAGGAGTGGGAAGTCGCACGCGAGTGCGTCTTCTCCGTTCGGCTGAACCAAGAGCACATCGATTATCCGCATGACCCCAAAAAACTCGCGGAGCTTTTGTTCCACGTAACGAACGCGCCAGTTGAGATGATCAACAAAACGCACGAAAAAATTCTTCTGGCTTTGTGGGAGAACTGCTCAGACGGGAGGACATTTTACTCCATGAGCGTAGGCGATGTAGTCAAGGTGCACGATCACGACGGGAACCTTACAACCTTAATGTGCAAGTCAGTTGGATGGGAGGAGCTATGAGCTTTGCAGATAAATTGCTAGCAGAGATCGATGATACTGCAAATGAAATCATGGATGAAATCAGAGTAGTGCTTCGCAAGCACGAAGTGCACTTTCCGAATTGGGGGGAGCACCATGAGTCCTACAATCTAGATGATAAAATTTATGGGAGTATTCATGATGAAATCAGAACGAATCTCCCGTCATACAAAAACAAAACAGAAAGGAATAAATGAAAACATACATATGCAAAGCATACGTAGGAGTGCTAGTTGAAGCTGAGGATGAATTCGAAGCAGAGCAACTGGCAGGACTAGAAATGGACATAGGGGACATCGACTGGGACGCAGAAGAGGCTGACCCAGAGCATGACTACTTCACTACACTGCAGAACTACACAATAGAAGGAGGAACCAATGGGTAGATACTACAACGGAGACATAGAAGGTAAATTCTGGTTCGGACTGCAATCATCGGATGCCGCCGATAGGTTCGGCTATGAAGGAACTACGACGCACTTGGATTACTACTTCGACGAGGACGAATTACCTACTGTCGAGGCAGAGATCAAGAGCATTGAAGAGTCAATCGACGTGCAGAAGATTGATGACTTCTTTGATACTAATGATCGTTACAACGACGGAAGCCTGCGGGATGCGAACATTACCGAAGCTGAACTCAGTCAATACGCCGACCTGTATCTTGGCAGGCAGATTAGGGATTGCATAAAGAAAACAGGTGAATGCAACTTCACAGCAGAGCTATGAAAGATCTAATATATAAAATTCAAAGATTCGAAGACGGGACACTGGACTACGAGGATCAAATTGTTCTGTTCGCGCATCTTATCGAAACGGGTAAGATTGCGCACCTACAGGGGGTGTATCAGCGCATGGCAACGGAATACATGAACATGGGGTTCATCATGCATGACGGGACTATCGACTGGGATGCCATCAAGCAATACTCCGAAGAGGAGGAATACGAAGAATTCTTGCGAGAGGAAAAATCTCACGCAAGATACAGATACTAAACACTAAACAGGAAGTAATAAATGAATAATACAATAAAGGAATACGAATCATGAAACCTGCAATCATTGGAGACGCAATACTGGACAGCATCTGCATCATAGCGGATGGGAAACTCACGCACAAGTGGAAGGAGGAGGACAGGGAAGTGCTTGATGACGAAAAACTTAGCATCGGCGGTCTGGACATTGAGAAGGACGGCAAGAGCTGTTGGTTCGATACATGCATCGACGATGTCTGGTATGACCTGTTCACCGACAGGACGATCATTCACTTGGAGCTATGGGACGACCCAGACGCGAACCCAGACAGCAAGCAGGACTTGACTGAACGAGACTTGTTTTTAGACCCAGAGTTTTATCTCTGGATGGAATACGAAAGTGCCTTGCCCCCGAAATACTCCATAAGGGTTGAACTGGGCAAGGACAAACCAAACCTAGAGAGAGTGATCACAATGATTCACATCGACGAAAACCAACAAAGAGTAAAATACTCATAACAAAATGAATACAGTAAAAATACATACAGAAAATATCGACCCTTACACAGAGGTGCTTGCACTGGATGCGAACGAGGGATTGTCGAGAATGCAGTATGGCGAGCTCGGGTATCCGAACCCGTATCTTCGGGTCACCGAGATCAGAGCCGCATTGCAGGAGTTCAAGCCCAGGACATACGAGGACAGGTTCGCGCTCCTGGAGAAGGGTTACACCTACTACTGGTTCGCCGCCGAGGGTTCAACGGGTAGTAAGCACAGGTATTGTGGGGTCAGTTCACCTGAGGGTCAGAGTCTAACGGGAGTCTCGCATGCTTTCGAAACCCTCACGGAAGCCTTGGACTACATCTTGGACATGGAGGAGCAGGGTGCATTGGCAGGATGAAGACAAACCACCGCCCGTTGATTACATCATCGTGCTCGTGGAGATATTCATCGTAGCTTATCTAATCATCTACGCTTGTTCATCTTAGATATTAATAGTCCGATTGAATTCAGATGTCAATCCGACCAGCGAAGATTCTCAGCCTTGACAAAAGGTTGCGAATCTTTTTTTATGCGGGCATGCACGATATAAAACAGAATAGGGGGGTAATGCATGCGCGGTGAAAAAGGACAGACCTACGACGATTGGATAGGCTCGGAGTCATGGAAGGGCGGTCAGGAGGCCGAGGATGCCTTCGGGGATGCTCTGAGGGTAAAGTATCCATTCGCTCGCCGAGCGACCCTTCAGGAGCAATACAAGCACATTGACTGGGTGTGCATCGCGGGAAGCATAGATGTGAAGGCATTGAAGTCCAGGAGGAGAGGGACAGCCAAGGACGAGGATACCATATGGGTGGAGTTCAAGAACAACGTAGGGAAGCCTGGGTGGTTGTATGGAGAGCAGGACTTCGTTGCGTTCGAAGGGTTGCAGGATTACATAATAGTGCGAACAGGGGTCCTTCGCCGACTTGCGGAAAAACTATGCAATACCGCAGAATTGGTTGACTCCCCTCGGGAGGCGCTCTACAAAGGCTACAGCAGGAGAAACCGAGACGATCTAATCTCAATAATAAAGAGATCGGATCTTTTCACAATTGTTCACAAAAAACTAAATAAAATATGTCACATTTCTACAAGTACAACGCAGGAAACCCTAAATTTTTAGAAGAAATCAAAACGCCCGCGCAGGCTAAGAAGAACAAGGGCGTTATGCCGAGTGTAACAACTGTTCTATCGGTGATAAAGGATCCATTTCTCAATGATATCTATCAGCCGAGAGAGATAACTAGATTGGCAAGGGAGCATCCGAACCTCGGCTGGGGGAGCATAAAAGATCTCACGTACGGCCTCCGCAAGCATCCGACGAGCGCAAAAATGATACCATCCTCTGAGTTCGGCACGGCAGTGCACAAGCGCATAGAGGATCACGTTCTGGCTGACGTTAATTCAAAGAGGACAGACCCAGAGTTGAATACATGGGACGAATGGGCCATGCCTTTCGTGCAGTGGTACAGGAAGGAAGGGGTAGAACCGATTGCCGCCGAGTACATGATTGGTAATCCCCGAATCAAGATTGTAGGCAGTGTAGATTTCATTGGCAGGGACAGGGGAGGCGAGGTCTTCCTGGCCGACTACAAGTGCAGGGCGAACTGCAAGGGTAAAGCAAAAGTATACGACAAGGATCTGTATCAGCTTGCCATTGAAGCATGGATGCTGAAGGAAGCGACGAATCCCGTGCTTGACTACATCCCAGGTTGCATCTCAGTATGCATTGACAGCGATACTTGCCAGCACTTCCATAAGGTTTGGAGTCCAGAGGAGATCCTGCACGGAATAGAAGTCGCCAAGCTATGCAGTAAAATTTATTGGAAAACTAGAATGCTAAACAAAAATGATATACATAAGAAAAAATAAGGACGCAATAGATTACATAAACGAAGCCGCAGATGATGCGATAATATTTCATGACCTTGATGATGCAGTAATTGGCACCAATCAGCATGGAGAGCTAGTTTATTCCTACGACAAGATGCACGAAGTGTTCGTGCAGGATCACGGAATGAGCGCCGAAGAGGCCGAAGAGTGGATAGACTACAACGTCATAGGTACTATGGCGGGACGTGGATTTCAAATTCTCTTCACCTGATGCAGGAATACCTCATCACCTATAGTAGGAGTGATGTTGAGGGCCAAGTCATGCGAGCGACCAAATGGGCGCACGATGAAAAGAAGGCTCTTTCCTACATTCTAAAAAAAATACCCGCCAAGGATGGCTCCTGCAATTTTAAAAGAGGCGGATCGGGTAGAATAATTTCAGTAAAAGAATTAAAAGAATAATGCAAGCACCAAAGAATACAGACGCAGAGGAAGCACTGCTCTGCTGTTGCCTGATGGATAACTCCGTCTACGATAGCATTAGCGCAACTGTAAATGCCAAGGACTTCTACGCTTATGGTAATGCTATTATCTTTGAAGCGATAGCCGACCTAGCCAACAAGGGTGCAGGTTTCTCTGAAATAGAATTGTTCGAACTTTTAACTCAGCAGGGCATTGCAGAGAATGCAGGGGGCATTGAAAACATACTGCGTATCCAAAAGAAGGTTGATACGCCAATGCAGGTGCAGAACTACGCAAATATAGTCCGCGAGAAGTCCAGGCTTAGAAAAATAATACGAGCTTCGAAGCAATGCATGCAGTCCGCAGAAGAAGACCAGGATGCGGACGAAATTATTGCAGAGATGGAGAAGAACTTGACTGACCTCATGCACAATGGAGCCGATCAGGACTGCAGTATATCAAGCGCAACTCAACTTCTAATAGATGACTTCAAGAAGATGCAGGACGGAACATACGTTACTAATTCCATGCCGACCTACATACAGCAACTAGATGAAAAGTTAAGTGCAGGTGGAATTTCAAGTGGAGAGGTAATGGTGGTCGCGGCTCCAACTTCATGCGGCAAAACTTGCATAGCTTTGAACATAGCTTTGCAGAACGGAGTATCACAGGGCAAGCCAGGGTTGTATTTCTCTTTTGAGATGCAGTCGAAGTCCTTGGCAAAGAGGATGATACAGACTTGTTCTGCCGTCAACCTTAACCGTTTCAGGGATGGTGTACTCCCGCCCGAAAAACAGAAGCGCGTATGGGAGGCAACGGAAAAGGTGCAGGCATCAAGTATATACACCGAGCACTACGTTCGCAACGTCGAGGAACTCAGGTCGAAGGCTCGCATGCACAAGCGCAAGCATTTCATAGAATGGATTGTTATTGATTACTTGCAATTAGTCCCGTGGGATAGTCGCATGAAGAAGCACGATGCAATCGCAGAGATCAGCCATCAGATAAAACTTATGGCAATGGAGCTTGATCTTCCAGTGATTCTTTTAGCACAAGTGAATCGCGAAGGTGCCAAGAGAGAGACTGGACTTACCTTGCACGACCTCAAGGACAGCGGAGACATTGAGAATGATGCAGATATTATTCTCTTGCTATGGCCTAACGGCGAAGATACAAATGCCGCAAAGATGCACGACAAAAAGCACGGCTCTTATATATCAATAAAATACAACGTAGCAAAACAACGCGAAGGTGAACGCGACCAATACGGGAAGTTCATATTCAAAAATAATGTAGGGAGATTCAAATAATGATTACAATAATACAATTAGCGCTAGCAATTGTCATCGTGGAAAGCGGAGGCAACGATTCCGCAATCGGGGACAACGGGCAAGCCTACGGTTGCATGCAGATTCATCCAGCTTACGTTCAGGACGTAAATAGAATACTGCAGGAGGATCGATACTCGCACAAAGATGCCTTCAATAGGAAGCATTCAATTGACATGTTCACAATTTATATGTTGCACTACTGCACCGAGGAGCGCCTTGGTAGACAGCCAACTGCAGAAGATTTATCCAGGGTGCACAATGGTGGACCCAACGGATACAAGAAAGAAACAACAAAGAAGTACTGGAAAAAAGTACAATCAAATATAATATAACAAATGCCAGAAGATAAAAAACGATCCTTATTCAAGGTTAACTCAGAGGAAGTTCTTAGTAGAGGACTGCAAGCGATGACGAAATCGTGCGAGGCTCTTACAAAGCAGAACGAAGTACTGAACAAAGATATAGACAATCTTAAGAAAAAAATTGACATGCTTCAGCACAGAATCTTGTCTAACGCGGAGGAAAGGGAATAATGCGAGAGAACGATAAAGAAAGAATACAGACAAGGATCGACATGATACGTGCCGAGAGCCGAGTCCTTACTTATAAGATAGAGCGCATGCTTGAACAGCGCAAGGATCTATCCAACGAAAAGCGCAAGCTCAAGGAACTAGTTGCTACGGAGGACGCAGAAGATGTCTCTTCCTAGCTCTGGTAAAATGTCGCACTTCACAACTGGTGCTGTGCGCGATGCAATGCAGAACAAGGGACTGCCCAGTCAAATGCCTATGTCGGCACTCAGGGCAGTTTCTCGTAGGTTCGAAGAGGGCGCGGAGAAGTACGGACGCGGTAACTGGGAGAAAGGCATTCCCCTATCTAGATACATTGATAGTATTTATAGGCACTTGTGGGACTTCATGGACGGGGATCAGGAAGAAGATCATCTATCTGCCGTTCTTTGGAACGCTATGTGCCTGTACGAAACAAAAGATAAAATCGACGAAGAGGCCCTACCAGAATCTCTCAACGACATAGAAGTGCAATGAGATATATAAAGCAGAGCGACCTAAAAGATTGGAGGAGTACTAATTGCACCGATAGGTGCCCTATCACTGCCGCAGATATGCAAGATTGCGTAGTGGATCACTCGCACGATACGGGGAGGGTAAGAGGAGTCCTGCATAGGCAAAGCAATGTCCTGCTAGGGAAGATAGAGAACGCATGGAAAAGATACGTGCAGAAGAGTAGCGCAATAGAATTACCCGAAGCTCTGCGCAGGATGGCGGATTACCTGGAGAGAGAGGATCTTGATCTATTGCATCCTTACGGAGCTACTCAACTCAGTAAAAAGTTCGCAGTAAAAAAAATGCAACAACAAGAGAAAATTTTGCTTGACCTTGGTTTTCACAAGTCAGATATTACAGATCTGAACAGCAAGGAAAGAACCAAGCTCTTCAGAAAAAAGATAACCGAAAATAAATATGAGTCATAACCTAAGACAAAAACTACAAGGAATACAAAGTTCCTTGATCGCCCCGAAAGGGCAAACCAATAAGTTCGGAGGGTACAAGTATCGCTCCTGTGAAGACATCCTAACTGCATTAAAACCATTACTTGCAGAGTGGAGTTGTTGTTTAATTATCTCTGACGAGATCGTCGAGAAAGGTTCCAAGTTGTTCGTTGAAGCAACAGCAACTCTTTACGATAACGATAGTTCGGACACTCTAGTCTCAAAAGGACCAGCAGAGCACGCCGACACAAAGAAAGGCATGGACCAGGCCCAGATAACTGGCTCGGCATCATCATACGCTCGTAAGTACGCCCTCAATGGGTTATTTGCAATCGACGATACCAAAGATGCAGATGCTACCAATACGCACGGAGTTAAATCTCCAGAAAAACCAGAACAAAAGAAAGTAGAAGATCTTTTCAACCAGTAAATAAATATGCAATACGATAACACAAACACAGGTGCATCCTTCAAAAACACCTATAAACAGAAGGAATCACAACCAGATATGACAGGCAAACTTGACGTAGAAGGCGTTGAGTACCGCATGTCAGGTTGGTTCAACGAGAGTGACAAAGCAGGTAAATACATCAAGTGGAAGGTCACCAAGAAGGAAGAGGAAAGTTCGCCTAAGGGCGAGTCCGCTCCATTCTAAAGCATCGATTCGGGCGGGGAGGATTTTTCCTCCTCGCCTTTTTTGCGATGCCCAGAAATATTAATCCATCAAAGCTAATTAAAATGAATCCACAAACAATACGAAGTTGTCTAAAATACTTCGAAAAAGTAACAATGAACGAAATCAAGCAAGCGCACGCCTGCGTAGAGCACGACGAAATAGAATTAACCGACTACGCTAAAGGTCTCGTAAATAAAAACTCAAAAAGAAAACCCTTTGGGTTGACAGACTACGCAAAGAGTCTTTTAAATAAAGATTGTAATAATAAAGACTAGTAGTCTTTTTATTGTTTACTGTCATAGTGTAATATAGCCCTATCAGGGAGTGAGGTAAGTCCAAGGGTAACCGAGGACGAGGTTTTATTCACCTTGTTTAAGCCTCACGGAGCCTCCATCGACATTTGTTACTATTAGTCGGTGGGGGCTTTTTTATGCACTGCGTAGGAGCTTGCCGACTTCTTTATTGATAACGCCCTTGCGCTTCATCTCGTAGAACAGAGCCCTGTTCCTGTGCGCTCCCATGCTCTTCAGCACGCGTACGCGCTCCAGTATGCTCATGTTCATCAGGAGCTTGTCCTGAGGCGTTCTACCGCGCTTCTCGTCGTTTATACGGCGATTGTGCTCCTTCTCCAGGGATGCTGCCAAGAACTTGCTTTGAGGGTCTCCTGCACGTAATGCACGTATCTCTGATAGAGTTTCTCTCCTGTTCTTACCTTCGGCGATTTCTGTGTACTGCTCTCCAAGGGTCTTTTGCACTCCGCGTTGGAATGGCTCAAAGTCCATGCCCCGAACAATACGGAAGATATCTGAGCTGCGCACTCCAGCTTCGCGCAGTAGATTGATGCGCTCTTCTTCGTTGTATCCGAATGCCTTCAGGCGTTCAAATGATTCCGAGATTCTGTCGTAGGACACCTCAGCCTGCTCTACGGCCCGTCGGTAGGATTGCTCCAATTGCTCTGGGCTTAATTGATCAGCTTTGTATTTAGCGTCAGTGGTGTAGGATCCCCTGGCGTTTGAGTATCCTTGCACGAACTCCTGCACCCTGAACTTCGCCATTTGATTGAAGTCAACCTTGGTTAATCTAGCGCCCATCTGCCGCATGAGAACCTCCATGACGGAATAATCCCCAAGTCCTCTGGACGCTTTGTAAAGTCTGGACCCTTCATTGTAAAAACCAGGTTTGAATGTTTCAAAGGCGAACTCCTTTAGGAGTGCTCCAAATTTAGCGGCTCCCTCCTTGTCGGTTATGACCTTTCCGTACACGTCCCTGTTGTCCAAGGATCTGTACAAGTTCTGACCAATGAAAGTACCTTCACCTACGAGGTTATCTATGACTGCGCCCAGTGCACTCTGCACGTTCTTTTCTGCGTCCGCTTCAATGAAAGGGTTCTGAGCTTGAGCTAAGGCGGACTTCATCAGTCCAGTGAACATGGTGTGCGGGAATAAATAGCTTGTTGCTGCAGAGGTTCCCGTCTTGTTTTTTGGATTGTAGGTAGCAATGATATCTTGGTTACGCATGTAACTAGGTGAAAAGAACCTGAAACTTTCCATGTCCCTGGGGTCAACTCTATCTCCTTCAAATGCTTTTCCTAAACCATCCCCAACAAAAGAAGCAGCTCCAAATGCCGCGCCGAAAACTCCCCCGAGATACAAGAGTCGCTTGAATCCTTCCGCCCTTAATATGCCTCTGGATGTTTCATTTAATTCAATTCCGAACTTCTTCGCGAAGGCATCGCCGTCTATCATCCTTAGCGCATAGCTAATTTGATTTCCCGTATTGCGAGCAAATTCCAGAGTGAAGGTAACGAATGGAGGTAGTATACCAGCCCTGGATAGCTTCCTGCCCAAGGACCAGGTTCTGGCGTAGTTCTGGTAGGTGTCGTTGGTTATTTCAGCTGCTATCCTTTTTATCTGATCTCTGTTCACAGCAAGAGAATCACCTGCATTTAATATGTTAGTTAATCTCTTTTGGTTGTGCTTCCAGATTGTAAATCTAGTTGCGGTATCCGTAATACTATAAAGTTTACCAGCGCCTGCAGTTAGACCTCTCGCGAAGTCTCCTAGCTTTCCATTGTTGATTGCGTCAGAAACTTCATTCGCTGCTATGGTAGCATTGCCAATTCCGTACTTGTACATCTCAGCCATATCGTTGGATATTTTTTCTCTGATGGCTGGGTCGCTTATTTTCTTTGCTCCCTTGCTGAGTTTTGCTCCTGAGTTGTACAATGAATGTATCTCCCTAAAAGCTAGACTCATTCCCTCTTGATAGTTAGAAATATTAGTTGCACTAGGTAGAATTCCATTACTGATCATGGACGCTTGCCCCGACATGAAATTAACCATGTAAGAAGGAGGATTAAATATAACCTTGGATGCCTTAGAACCAGTCACTCCAATGCCATAAATCTGTGCAAGCATGTTACTCGCTTCATCTGCGGCCTGCCTGTTGAAACCAGTCTCGTACAATCTATGTATAGCCTTCCCAGCTTCGTAGGGTATGTAGAGTTGATTGCCCTGCGCGTCAGTGCCCTGCGTGTACTTCGGACTGAACTCAATGCTGTCTTCAGTTTTAACTGTACTCATCAAGCCAGCTTCTTCTAGTCCCTGCTTCAGTTTTACGTCGGACTCCATGTTCGCCAGGTGCCTTATGCTTTCTCTGATTCTGAAACGAGCCTTCAGTCCGCTAGCTAGAAATGCTTGATCTACTTCTCCGAGGAAGGCTCTTTCTTTTGGCCCAGGAGCATGCCCACCTATCACCTTTTCAAAACGACCAGGCAAAGAAACAAGAAGGTCCGCTTGTTTGCTTCGTCCAGTTCCTTTATCCGTTGCTTTCGCGAACAGAGATTTAATGTGCTTTACGTGCTTGGATGCTTCCTTGGCTGCTTTTTCTGGGTCAATCCCTTGCATAACAAGGGAACCCATAACTTCTTCTAGGACCTCTTCTTCGGAAATTTTATTCTGCACGAACTCTTTATTCGTGAAGGCTTTGTACTGCTGCGTATCAAATGACCTATGACTCTTTGAAACTATTGCTAATCTATTGAGCACTGCTGCATTTGCATCTGTGTCCAAGAAATCAAGCTCGGCGGAATCCTTCAGGATGGATTCTAATCCACTAAGTGCTTCCGTTTCTATAGCCCTGAATGATTGCAGGTCGCCAGCGATGCCTTCGTCCAGCAAAGCATCCGAGAGAGGCATGCCGTCCAAGTAATCATTTATGTCATCAGCTAGATGCGGCTTCGCCATGATGGTCTTATCGATTGCATTCTGCAGCCTGGTCGATAGAGCTTCTGCTGATTGTATCTTATCTGCAAAGTTAAGGTAGTCCTCGCGGAAGTTACGCACTCCCTTCAGCGCCTTAGTAGGAGCTATGAAACTTTTTATGTCGGAAATCATTCTAGGGACTGGGTTCTGGCTACTTTGCAGTGCCTGCGCCGTGCGCTCCCTGATCATTCTTTCTGAAGTCCTGTCGAGATCTCTTTGTGATACAGGTCTACCCAGAGCATCCTGCAGTAATTCATTAAGATCCTCCTTGCCGACCTCTCCCTTCGCTATGAGTTCATCAATCTCGTTTGCATTCTTTCCAATTAAAGTAGCGACCTTATCAGTATCCGAGAACTTGTACTGAGCTTTACCTACGGCAGTGCCCAACAAGCCACCAGTGCCAGCTGATATGGCTATATCCAGCGGATTGACTTCTCCCTCGTCTATGACATCTGCGATTGCTCTCTCTGAACCAGCAAGAACTGCAGATTTAGCTGCATCTCTTACTACTGGACTTGTCAACGGAGCCTTCACCTTAGTGAGCATATTATTGACGGTTCCGCCTGCAATCATACGACCCAGGCTTAGATCCTCTTTGCCCTCCACCTTTTGCGCGAGTGCACTGCTTGCGGCCCCAGATATGAACCTACCAGCTAAATTGGATAAATCTTTTTTTGCCCCTGCGGGAAGTCTTCTCCCTAAGGTCTGCGTAAGTATTTCGCCCAGTATATTTCCGCCGATTTCAGTTACGGCAGATCCTGCGACCTGTGCACCTGTAATATCTGGCTCAAGTACAGTTATATCGTCCTGAAGCGGCGGCAACCCAAGTCGTTCGCGCTCCCCTGCGGTTAATGATCTACTTGCCATACTTAACTGCTATCTTACCCTGAAGCCTCCAGGCAATGGTAATGTAGGTGCAAGGGGTGATCTTGCAGTTTTTTCTTCTGGTGCTGGACCTTCATATACTCGCACTTCTCCATCCATAACAAAACTATCCCCTACCTTTAGATTTCCAGCTGCATGCGCTGCGTTAGCCGCAGCATCATCGGCGTACTGGGGTGGAGGTTTCCTGTATCTAGGAATACCAGTAATAGATTCCATACTATCAAGTATGAAGTCATCGTAATCTGAATCATCTGGGCTTAGACCGCTTGCTTCAGCCATTGCTTCAGCTTTTGCTCTTGCGTCCTCAATAATTTTAGTAGGACTCTCGGGGGGGTCATCAACTCCCGAACGCTTCCTAGCTTCAGTATCTTCTATTAGATTCTGGCGCTCTAGTTCTTCGTCCGCGTAGGTCTTGTCCGTGAAAGGATTAATTCCATTCATGTCTTTTATTCTAGCGTTCTGGTAGTCGTCCCCGAACGCTCGGCGAAGCTCAGAATCAGTGTAAGCTCTACCCTGAGCTGAAACGCTCCTGGTTACTTTTTCATTTGCAGCAGCAGTGTCTTTTTGTGTTTGGCTCTTTTCAGCTTCTACGCTGCCTCCTGCTTCTTGGGGTTGTTCAGTTCTAGAAATCATGCGTCCTTGTGCGTCAACTGCAGTGCCTCTACCTTGACCTTCTGAAAGCGCTTGTATTTCTCTTAACGTAGGTGCACCGAATCGCTCTTGTAGTCTTGCTTGAGTTTCTTCTGCGCTCATGGGAGGAGCGCTAACAGGTGCTTGTACCTGCGGTAGAGCTACTTGACTTGGGAATGTTAATCCAGCGTTTTCACCTGCGGCTATGACCTCGGGAGAAAGGAACTCTCCTGTCTGAGGATTAACAGGGCGTGCAGCCGAGAAACCTGCTGGTACTTCTGCGGAAGTAACGGATTCTGGTATTGAAGGGGTTCGTATTGCTTGCAAAGCATCAGGAGATAGACCTTGCATTTGCTCTGTAGATAATCCAGTTCTGGATGGATCTGGCAATGCGGGTGCTGCAGGTGCTTCAGGTTCAAAAGAGGCATTCGGGTAGAATTCCTTAGCTGCATTTATTAATCCCTGACCAGCCTCTTGAGGAGTAGGAAGGACACCAGGAGAAACTTGAGGTCTAGCAGATACAGCTTGAAGGGAACTCTGAAGGTTATCCACCTTGTCGTCCTCTGACATTGACCCCTGCTCCTTGAGTCGTTCGGTTTCATTTCTAAAATCAGCTTGTAGCTGCATTGATTTATCAATAGCTGCTGCATTTTCAAAAACTTCAGGGGCAATGCCTCTAGCAAGTTTAGTACTTAATTTCTCTCCGTCCATTCCTGGTACATATTGACTGCCTTTATCTATTGCTGTTCCCGCGCCGTATCCAGCGCCGAATGCAAGAAATGGCAAGATTCCCTTACCTCCCGCCGTAGAGTAGCTTGCAAATGGAAGCGCCGTTCTAATCATGCTTGGAATCTTTCCCTGCGCTCCTTTTAATTTTGGACTTTCTTGAATAAGTTTTGCAAATGCCATTAATGGAGTAGCGTCAGCAAGACCTTCGGATGTATCTTGAGAAGCCTTCAGGCCATCGAAAGCGTTCTTCTTGCTCTCTCCCAGTAAAGGAGAGTCGCTTTGCTCCGCCGATGTGCCATATTTAATTAAATCTTCTGGTTTGCCTAAAAGTTGTGGTGCTTGCATAGCTGTATTATATCATAAAGGGTTAGTTAGTAAGTGTAAAAGGCAAATCCAAAGTTTGAAGGTATAGTGACACTCGAAGTAACACTCTCAGAATAGTTCCCAGGCCCAAAGTCTACTTCTGCAGAAGCACTGGCAGAGCTCTTACTTGATGTAAGAGTTTTTTCAAAAATAGAGTCAACGGTCGTAGAGGCATTAGCTTCACAAAAAGACCTAAAAGGCATTCCGTCTAAATATAAAATATCAGCTGTTCTGTCAAAGTAAAAAACACTTGTGTCACCTAGAGGATCGGGACCGACCTGCCCCGACTCAGTAACCCCGTCTAAAAACGAAGAAACTTTTACTATTACGCCACAATCTGTTTGTCCTTCGGGATGATTGCCACCACTGCTACCCCTAAATAAGTCCTGAACTCCATACCCAACAAAATTTGATATATCGTTTGTTGGACCGTTATACATTTCTACTGGAATAATCTTAAAGTTACCACTAGTTCCGCACCCAGTACCACTGGTTTCATCAAGCTCCTCTTCAGTCATACCCGTCCCAGACCTTACAGATGCAACTCCGTTGCAGAGTCTTTCTTTTGGTTTGTTTTCTATTAAATATTGATGGTTTGGTAAACCCTTATCAAAGCTAATGTTAGTACTATCCTGAATAATCAGATCCCAAGTTGCAGTAAAAATTACATTTGCAGAACTTAGATTCCAATACAGTTTCATACAATTTTTTAAAGATTCGTGTATTTGTTTGTCGGATGCCGAGCCAGAGCTAACTCCACCTAATGTTATCCAATGGTCAAACAAAGTAACATCTACCTTTCGAAGACAACCTTGAAACCCGTTGCCCCCTCCTAGTGCTGTAAATGAAGTCGCGGTTGGCATAATTACCTACGCCTCCTTAAAGAGTATTTCCCCAGTAACGGGTTCACCATCTTTACACAGGATTACTTCTGTTTCTTCGTATCCATCAAGGCCTGTTTCTTCTTCCGATGCTGCGTCAATTATCTGGTCAATACCATCATTACTTATGGTTTCATCCGTTCCTTCTTTGTTAAAACCAGGGTCATATTTGCCAGTTTCTACGTCGTATATGTTGCCATACTTGGAGTCAAGAGCCATCGAACCTGCCCCGTATGTGCGAATATCGGCATTAAGTTGCCTTTCACGGCGTTTTTCATCCCTGGTTTTTCTCTCTGCCGCTCTTTCTTCGCGCTCCTTACGTCTTTGTTCGCGACCTTGTTCTGTCTTTGTCATTTCTTCCATTAATATCAATACGGTCCTGCAACTGGAAAACCTACTTGTTCGGGTATAGTGTCCGTAACAATAATAGTTTTCTTGTAATAAGTATTTCCGTCAATATCATCAAAGGCAGTCTTAATCTGAACATCTAAAACCCACTTAAAACCTATAGGGTCAACGGGGCCTTTGTTTACTGTTAAAATATAGGTGACTGAATCTGCGTCTTTTATTTTTTCGCTTTCTTGAAAAGTAAAAGAAGCCTTTGTACCTATCCCACTGCTTATCGTTACATCACCAGAACTGCTGGTTGTCCTGTATCCTCTAAGTGCTTTGGAGGTGCTAAATATCTTTCCTGATCGACTACCAAAAGCAAAAATTGAAAATGCACCCCAGTCGTTTGGACTCCATAGTCCACGTGCGGAATCATATCTATAGTCAGAGGGTTCAATGGTGCTGGTTGTTGTAAAAAATACATACGCAGTAGACAAAACCTTTGATTGTGCAGGAGCTTTAGTAAGCTGAGAATTCAAAGAAAGATTGAATCTTTGAACATTTTGATTTATTGAAAATAACCCAGGGTAAGTAAAGTTAGAAAACGTCTCAAAGCTGTGAACGGGAGTAGAGCCATCTGTGCCCAGCGGATTTCCCTCTTTGTCTTGCATTGTAGTAACAGAGATAGTCTTTAGACCCTCAAAGTTACTTGTATTGCGTGCGGTGACAGGACCAACCGT